GTCAATGAAATGAAGTCTTTGAGAAGGAACTCCACTAACCGCCATTGAATCTCTAGCATAACGATTGTCTGATTCAATACTTCCAGTCCAATAAATACTTCCAGTTTGGTCTGACATTGGTTCCTGAGCAAATCTGTGATAGTGACCTAAATAAATATCTTGAAAAGTCCACTTAAAACTTCCTGCTTTCCATCTATTGCCTGCGGCTTGCCAAGCAGAAGGTGAAGCAAATCCTGCGCGTCCTACTTCGTCACCATGCATAAGCAAAGCGCGATAGTTTCCAATTTCTACTTTTTGGATATCTTCTGGGCAGTCTTCCCAAGTAAGTCTTTTTTCATCTGCTAGTAACTGGCGAGCAAGTTCGTAGCACATTCTGTCAAAGTTATCTCCTTTAGGAACATGGTCGCGTTTGCTTCCAATTCTTCCATGATTGCCCCACTCGGCGATAACAGTCACTTTTTCAAACTTAGTTAAAATGTATCTAATAAAATCCACCATCAGTCTAGATACAGTTGTGTACTGCTCAAATAGACTGGAATCTACTTCCCATAGTTGAGCAGGATAGTTGAATAATCCTTCAACCATATCTCCGCCAAACATGACAACACAGTCTTTGACTGGATGGTCTTGCCTGTGGATTTCTGTAATCTTTGCAGACTTGTAAGCAAATTCCATAACTCGCTTTTTCATAACCTCAGAGTTGTATGTTGTGGTTATTTTTGAACCTTGCCAATCAGTTGCATGTAGCAGTGCAACTTCGCCACGATTCTTTGCTTTTGAAATCTTTGGTGCCTCTACTGGAGGTACTGGACCCATAGCAAGCATCGCCTCATAAACTGCACGAGATACAGCCTCGGTAATTTCTTCACCGCGTTGCTTGACTTTTTGTAATTGCTTTTGAGTGTGAACCAATGCCTTGCGAAGTTCAACAATCTGTGGGTCGGCTGCAACCTGTTCTTTTGCGATGCTATCTTCTAGACTCACTGATTATCTCCATCCCATGTCGGGTGTAACCTTGCTTGTCTAACCAAGAATCAAAGTGAAGCGGATTGGCAAAGCACCGAACTGTCTTTAGTGCATCCATCATCAGCGCAACTTTGTGCGGTTCTATGTCTTCAGTTTTTAACAACGCACCCCATATACGACCAATGGCAGTAAATTCAATAATTGCTTCGCCATATTGTTCTAGGCGCTCAGCCAAAATTTCGTCTACTTTCTTGGACATTTACACATTCCATTTTTGTGTGCGCGGATTGACTCGTTGCTAGATTTGTGACCTTCTGCGCGCAAGGCGTTTAGAATAATGTTTGTGGAATAACCTTTAGCCCAAGCATCATCTAAAGCCTTTTGGTCGTCCTTTGGCAAAGAATCGTAGAGTGCCTGATAAGGACAATAAGTAGAAATTAACCTTGCTCGTGAACCAATCTGTTCTTGAATCTTATCTGATAGTGCCATATACCCACCTCCATTGTGGATAATGGTAGTGGATAAGCCGTTAAATTGGTAGTGACTCCGCTTCGTCTACCGCGTCGTCAATGTTTCGTGGAGTTGCTTCGTGAGAACAGGTACCTTCTTGATACGGCATTTTTAACCCCTAATTATGTGATTTTCCTAGACAAGCCAACTTCCCCGATTGACTTGTCTAGGAAAACTTTATTTAGTTTTTTTCTTGACTGGCGCTTTTGCAAGCGTTTTAGAAACAAGACCATATTCCTTCTCAGCCTTGTCTGCCCACTTTACTGCTGGGGCTGCAAGAGCACCAATTAGGATTGCATACTCAGGCTGCATATCTACTGCAAGTGCTAATCCTGTTGAAATGGCAGAAGCCAAAACTGCTCTTAAATATGATTTTAGGACTGCTTTTTTTGCTGGGTCTAGTTTGAACTTCATCATTTCTCCTTTGGTCGCGCCACAGCCATAATGGTTCCGTAGCCACGCTTTTTTAGATAGTAACCGCCACCATTGGCTTGTGAGCCTTTATTGCTATCAGAAGTATTGCCTTCGTACGCATAAATATATTTTAGTGTGGTGTTGTTGCCTTTAACAATTCCTACATGGTCTGGTTGAGCATCTGCATCAAACTGATAGAAAACTAAGTCCCCAGCCTTTGCTTGACCTACTGGAACAAGTTGCCCATTCTTGGATAGATACTTTAACCACTCATCACAGGAAGCAAATCCTTTAGGATTTTTCTTAGGCGCAACTGAAAGGATTAGTCCAGCATCAAAAAAAATCTTTGAAGCAGACATAGCGCACCACGGTTGATTATTTAAGCCAAACCACTTGCCAAACTTTGTATCGTTATCTCCGCTTTCAACATACCCAAGATAACTTGCTGCCAATTCTAATACTTTACTCATTTGCGCTCCAATAATAATTCATAGATAGAATCTATTCTAGTTTCTAATCTTTTAATTACTTCGCCTTGACGATTTTGCTCATCACGCAAACTTGAACCGCCATTGGGTTTTAATTCTTTTAAGTAATGATTAACAAGAAATCTAATAGTAGCAACTAAAGAACCAGCGATGGTTGCGAACGCTACACCAAGCGAAGCCCAGTTCATAACGGTCACAAGATTCTCCTAGATTATGTCCATGTAATGACACGAACTGTACCAGCAGAATCCACAACTTTCATAACATTTGTAGTGCTGTTAATCCAAATGTCGCCTTTGCGTGGATTGCTTGGGTCGGTTGTAACTACAGGCGCGGTAAAACGCACAGAGTTTTCAAGTTTGTTAATTCTGTAATTTAAGCCATCAAATAAATCTTTAAGAGTAACTGGCAGATTTATGTATCCCATTAGTAGTTCGCAATCGCTAGTGTGAGAGTTACTTGCTCTGGTCCAGCCTCACCAACTGTTACATTGTAAGCAACTAGGCGGTAGTAAGTATCAAGCGTGTTTGGAAATCTATCGTCTGTAAGTCGGATTCTAATATCATCACCAATTTCATATGAGCCAAAAATTGGGTCAACATAAGTAGGAATAACAGCCTTAATAACAACAGGCGGAGAAGATACTGCTGCAATTTGCCCTGCACCCAAGTTGGCTAAAAGTGTTGCATCTGTTTGGTCAGAATAATTAGCAACTGTTTCAAGCACAGCCCAACCCGAAGCAATTTTTGTTCCGTCAATAGTTGTGGCAATTAACTTGCCTTCATTACTTCCAGCGCCAATCGTGTAAACATAATTTGAAGTGCCTTGCCCATCTTCTGGATATTCGTATTTAACTATATTGCCAGGAAGTTCAATAACAGGTTGCGATACAGATGTGGATGAGTAAGTTTTACCATAACGCGGATAACCAAAGCGCAAAGTTTTTGTAGGATTATCGCTAGCGTCATACGCCACACCTATATTAAAATCAAAGCCAGTTCCAGATTTGGATAAGTCTTGAATGGCACTAAATACATTTTTTAACTCATAAGAATAATAAGTCTTTGAAATAAGTACGCCTGAAGTTTCTGTTCCAACTACTACGCCTATATTTCCGCTTGGTAGTGCTTGTGCGGTATTAACGATAGTTTGAGCAACAGTTAATTGGTCAACATTGTTAAATACATTTGTAGTTGTAATAACTCTTTTCTCAAAGTACGATTCAAATTCTCGCGCTGTTATCCGTATTTCTTGACTATCTGAACTAAAGGTGCGTTCCCATATAATTCCACCCCACACCAAAACTCCATCTCTATCTACATACACAACAGAGCGAGCAGGAATAGTGGCATTTATAATGTTTGTACTATTTGAATTAACACCAGACAAAAGAATATGCCCAGTAAAAGTACCAATGGAATTAAGTTGCTTGGTAAAATTAACTCCTGTGAACGGAAGTTCAGCAAGAATTTGATTGGTTAAAAGGTCGGCAAATAAATATCTATATTCAGCCATTTGCCAACCTTTCTAATTATTCTGCGTCTGCTAATTTAGTTTCTGTAACTAAAATATAATCACCGTTACTGCACTTATTACATTTAGTAAAGAAAGCAGATTCACCTTCTGCTCTTTGCTCAACATATTCGTGTCCGCAACATTCTGATTTATATTCGTATCTAATTGCCATTTATTTTCCTCCTAGTAGTAAATAAGAATACAACCATTTCCGCCAGTTCCACCTGTTCCTGAACCGCCACCACCTGAACCTCCGTTAGTTCCTGCGCCACCGCCTTGACCGTTTGCTAATAATCCAGCACCGCCACCGCCATTGTAAGTTCCAAGCACACTCCAACCAGCACCCCCAGTAAATCCCCAAACACTATCGCCTCCAGCACCACCCAAAACTGCTGAGCCTGAACCTCCACCACCGCCTACCCAACCCGAACCTCCAGCCGCACCAGCACTTGATGTTCCATTACCGCCAGCGCCTCCCGAAGTTCCAGTACCGCCAGCAGAAACACTATTAGCGCCACCGCCAGCACCTTTACCTGAGCCGCCAACAACAGTTGTTGTTCCAGCAATTCCACCTTGTTCTCCAAAAAAACCTGTTCCGCCTGTACCGCCAATTCCACCAGCACCACCAACTAATCCATTAAGTAAACCAGCAGTATTGCAACCTCCGCCTCCAGCCATAAGTCCACCAAAATATGTAATTCCACCTCTTACTGAGGTTGAACCACCTGTTCCAACAAAACAAGGAGTAGAGGTTTTAACATAAGCCCAACCAGCAGTTATTCCTCCACCGCCTGAACCACCACCGCCAGCCAAAATTGCATACACCCAGTTTCCAGCACTAGCAGGAATTGTGACAGAAGTTCCAGATGTAATAGTTTGTTGCAGTGTTAAGCCGTAAGGCGTTGCCGTATTTATTCCTAGTGCCATTTCATAATCCTAACTTATTAGTAATAAAGAAGTATTGCTCCAGCGCCGCCCACGCCGCCTAATGTACCCATACCACCGCCACCGCCGCCTAAACCACCTGCACCACCTTGACCGCTAGTTCCTGCAACTCCGTTGCCTGCAATTCCTGCACCACCACCACCGCCATTTGTAGCAAAGGCGCCACCAGTGAATCCCCATACGCTATTTCCACCAGCAACGCCTGTGTAACCTCCGCCAGTTGTCCAACCTTGTTTTGTATCTGTACCTGTATCAGGACCACCACCAGCAACACCTGACCCATTTTTTGCGGCACCGTATCCGTCATATTGTCCACCTGTTGCTATTCCGGGTTGCTGACCCCAATAACCTACTGCACCATTAACGCTTACTCTTGCGGCACCGCCTCCAATAAAAGGAGGCGCTGTTGCCGCCGCGCCTCCACCACCACCTGCAATTAGATTACTTAAAATTGTTGCACTGCCAGCACTACCAGTTGAGCCACCTGTTCCGCCAACTCCTAAAGTGCAGTTAGTTGTAGTTTTTACATAAGCAAATCCTGCGGTTATTCCTCCGCCTGCACCTGCGTAAGAAGAGTCAGCGCCCCCTCCGCCACCAGCAAGAATTGCATAAACCCAAGTCGTTCCAGCAGGAAAAGTAATTGAAGTGCCTG